TTCTGACAGGATAGCGATCTGCAACTTTAACGGTAATCGGTCCGTAGCTGCAGTTAGATCTAGGGAATAAGATTCCTTAAATCTATCAGCATGATTTGCTAGTGGGCCTATTTGATTAAAAGTTCCATCTTGCTCAATGTGAGACAAGATCTGGAAAACCATTCTATGAATGGGATCCAGGAGGATCTGAAACCATGTTGGCGCCATAGCAAACAGTCGAACTTTACCTGCGGCCTCTTCTTTTACTCCGATCTTACCTAAGGTACGCATCGGCTTAAAGTAATGAGCAACCTTCTCGGCTGCTTCAAAAGCTTTAGTAAAAGGAGCATTCACAGGGAAAAGCTTGAAGAAAGTTTTAAAATCTGCGTAAATAGGAGAATCCATAATGGTTCTCACAGTTCTTAACATTAAGAAAGGATGAGATGACACCTGAATACCTTCATGGTCCGTTCCGGCTGCCGATTTGGCAAGCCACAACGGTTTCAGCTCTGCATACAAACCGAGAAGGTATGTATACATAGCGGGTCGGCCTGGGGTGATAACCCTTTTAAGACCGCCAATCCATGTAACTCCCCCATCTCTGAGGGACGTAACTTTATGCAGCGGTAACGCCGCGATAAAGGATGGTATTAGGGGTACTAATTCATTCATAATAAATGAATCAGACCCGGAAAATGGATTCGTAATTGAACCCACTTTCAGTTTCCCTTCGAAACTTAGGATCCTGTATAGACCAAATATGGTCTGATAAAAACGCAAGATTCCAGGTTCATTACCCAAAACTCTGATTCTGTCCGAAGATAGAATCAATCTCGGATACCCTTTATTGGTTCGGGATACCCGACATCCGAGTTTGGAAGTGTCTTTAATTTTATGTCCAGCAAGCGCCTGAGTTAGGCACACGTGGCAAGCTTTTAGGTAGATGACAAGTCCCCTAATACCTTGCTGCTGTCCGAGTGTTGAAATTCTTTTGAACAAAACAACAATAGCTCTTACTCGCGGTCCGGTAACAGACAACCCGATGGGAGAAAGTAATCTAATGAATACTTTAACCCACCAGGTTCCACCTTTTACGATGGACATGGCATTAACATCAGCGGATTTAATTCTTACCGATGAAAATAGATCGACAATTTTATATGTTGTTAATTTATTATTCATTGTGTAAGTATATCTTTACCTAACAAGATTACCCCAGCCTGAGCCTCTTCGGCTTGGGCCCCACCCTGGTGGAGGGACCTGTAGGCTAGGTACTTGCGAGGGCCTATGCGCTTTCGCACACCGAACTTCTCAATTCGTTCTCTAAATCGGGGTCTTGTAAGGAGGGAGAGGGAAACCCAAGTGGTTCCACCCATAACCTATTAAACACCGTTGATAAAGCTTTCCAAGAGGAGCAAAGAGGTTTTGTCAAAC